CTATCGTAAGAGAAGAGTTTGATAATATCTACAAGACAGACCCTGAGATGGCAACTAATATCTTAAACAAGATAGAATCTATTATAGATAAAATAGCATCATACCAGATAGAAGAGTTAGTAATGCTTAGAAGCAGTAGTAGATAAATATGAGAACAATAAAGAATGGTTCTTGAAATATGCTGAATCTGATTTCCTAAGACTTGATTAATATGATTAATAAAATAATAAATAACATAAAGAATATTCCACTAACTAATTTAGTTAGAAAGAAGAAACTAACACCTATAGAAAGACTATCAAGTAGATTAGGATATATGGGAACTTCATTTATGATGATGTCTCCACACCTACTACCAGATAAAATAGGTATGATTACTTACATAATAGCAGGTATAGTATCAATACCACAAGTATTCGTAGCTAAACAATGGAACTTAGTTGCAGTAAATTTAAATGTAGCAATAGCCTACATAATATTATATTTAACAAACTAAAACAATCATTATGAACAGAAGGAAACTAATACAGAAACTACAACAACTTATAGATAGATTACCTATAAGCAATAAAAGAAAAGAAGCTAAACAAGACCTACTAAGTCTTAAACTAAACAAAAGCCAATACCACGATATAATGATATTTGATAAGTATAAGAAAAATCTATAGTAAACAACTATACTATACTATTTATTTATAATACAACATTATAGAAAAACAAAAATTAATTATTTAGTTATATTAATATACAGAGTTGTAGTTCTCTTTAACCTACCAAACTTTAGTCATAATCGTAAGGCTATTGGTTCAGATACATTAAGTCTCCTTAGTAATTGCATCTATAACCTTTATAGTCTTCGTAGCACCCAATAGATATTCAAACTAACGAGCATACCAGTTATATCAGTTAACTAACAATTAACATACATTAAGACTTTAGGAGGGTGCATATCTAACCATCGAGCATATAATTATATTTTCAAAATTAGTTTACCTATTTACAACAAAAAGATATTTGACTATAATCAGTATTGGACTAATTATTATATTTTCAAAATTGATATGTCAGTTTTAAACGAAAAGATATTTGACTTATGGTTGAATTCATCGAAGTGACATACTACACAATTTAAATCTCCATTCTACGCCATTATCTCTATCTATGTGGTATGCTAGTATATATTTAATATTTGAGTGGCTTAAAACGTCTTAAATTGAGTTTATAAATTTGGTTTAATTTACAAGATTATATCACCATACAATACCAAGCAATTACAAAAATAACTGTATAAAAAAAACCTATCATAAAACTAATTATAATAGGTTAGATTAATAGGTTAAAGTTATAGTGTTAAATTGTTTTTTTATACAACTAATAGCTTTGAAATTACTGTATCTATTTTTATATCTGTACAAATCATTGGTTAAAATATAGCTATCTATTTGCGTTCTGTCATCTGTTAAATTGTAACATATAAAACATTTGTTTGTTTTTAATAGTTTTCTACTTAAAGAGCTACTTATTTTTAATGTGAACATAGTTTTTTATTTTAATAGTTAGTAATTACAAAACCGCTTTTATCTTTCCTTGCCTTGCCTTTAGCTTTTAATCCTAATATGACATTCTTAAATTTAATCATTTCAAGGTCGCTTTTATCACCGTCAATAACTTTGATACCTTTATATGTTTTAGGCAAATCATTACTAAAAACTGCAGCAATATTAATACCTAAATTCATTGCTTCATTAACCTCGTTTTGATTAGTTTCACTTTTGGAAAATGTCAAAGTATAATTTCTGTAATTCTGGTATCTTTTTGCACGTGCTAAACTTTTTGTATAATCGTAAAAATAAACCTTATCGTAATGCAACAAATCAACGTTAAAATCAAAATGCTTATCAAGTAAGTACAAAAAATCAATATCCGATGTCCCATTAAGCCTGAAAGCTATTTTTTCGTTTTTATCACTTGCTTTTTTAATTTCCTTTTTTATTTCCTTTAATAGTTGAGCTAAAAAAACCTTTTTATCCGATACGAAATAATTTGCTTTATTGATACGCGACAATTGCACGTTTGAAAATGCACCACGTCCCGCAGTATTTAAACAACTATCAATGCAACCAGTTGTAGCATCTTTGCATAATGTAATACCTTTATAATTTAAATTATGCGGAGCAAGATACAAGATGAACGTTTTAATGTCGTTTTTAGAGGTTTTTGCGTTGGTGCTACCTTTTGAAAGTAGATTTTTTACAGGTTTATAATGTTTTAAAGTTTCCATATTGTTTTACTTTTTATAATATAATTTAATGAATTCCTGGTTTTTGTTTTCTATTTCCTTTATGTGTTCCTTTATTATAGAACTCAATAAAACATATTCTTTGCTATTATATTTTAGCTGGTTTCTTAGTTCTAATAAATTAGAAAATGTATTATCACTATTTAATATTTTGTTGTTTGATATCATTGTTTTGAGTTTTATAGGGGGCTATTAACCCCCTTTGTTAATGTTTCTAATTAATCTTGAAATTTCTTTAGGGTCATACTATTTACTTTGTCTATAATCTCATTGCCGACCATAGTAAAATAGCCAGGTGCATATATTGACCTTTTACCGTTAGACTCGGAAGCTAGTACGTCTGCTTCCGCTTGCTCAATAGCCTGTCTTAAAGCTGTTTGTATGAAATACTTTTCGAATCCGTTAAATTTAGTTTTACTCATAATATTGGTTATTTAATTTGTTACGTCTTATTGACACTTCAAAGATACAACTTATTTTTGAATAAACAACAAAAAATCAAAAAAAATGTAAAAATAACACAAAAATAATTTTTCAACGTTTTTTCACTCCTTTACAAATAGGCTAAATTTGTAGCAGCCTGCACCCGTCAAAATTAAGGTACAAAATTTTTAATAAATGAACGTGCGTGTGTGAATACAATAATTTTTTAACATACACAAATAAAATTACTAATTTAGAATGAAAATAAATAACAAAAAAAATAAAAAAATACTTGTGAGAATCAAAAAATTATTATACCTTTACACCGTACTACTGACGGGTACAGGGTCTGAACTGAGAGGTTCGAAAGAGTAGACTCCGTCCTACCCTAAACTCAAATTATCAAGAATCATTCTAAATAACAAAAATACCCCCATCATATTAAACGACCCCCATCATATTAAACATAGGGTATCATATTAAACACCCCTCCATATTAAACAATCCCCATTATATTAAACATAAATCAAAAAAAAAGCCTCGCTAAAGGCTTTCTTTGTTTTTATATCTTATTATTCTTTTGTTATATTAATCTGGTGATATGTACCGTTAAAATTAGTAATGAATTCAGTATCTACATTGTAGCTGGTTTCACCATCGAAAAACATTAATGTATCACTAATTAAATTTAAAAATATTTGTTTCTGTTTGGGTGTAGTGTCTCTGTAAAAATCCATTACTTGTTGAAAATCTTTTGTGTATTCCATATTATTATAAATTTATATTAATTATTCTTAATTGTTTTTTTACTATATCAGTCAGCAGAAACTCACTATTAATGCCGAACTTTTTTCTATGCCTTGTCAAATCATTTGTAAGAATCATTTTATCAATCGTATTGTCTTTAATAGTGTAGACAATAAAATCTTTTTTAGTAGTGTAGATTTGTACTGCTTTAAGGATGTTTATATTCATATTATTTAGTTTTATAGTTTTTATTAATCTTCAAATAATACTTCTATCTTATACTGCACATCATCTATTGCACTTAGAATATCTTGTACATCATCGTGATAATCATCATCATCGCTTTTAGTTAAATCCATTATAATTCTGTATGCATCATCCAATAATTCTATTGATGTTTTTATAGTCTGGTTTTTATTATGTACTGTATTATACGCTTGAGAACCTGCTTTACTAAGTTCATACCAATTATCAACCTCTCTTACTAATATATCATCATCATCTCTTGTCTCTATACTTCCAACAACATATTGTTCATTTGAGATACAATCACAAAGTATTTGGATTTGGTCTAAATCATCTCCTGCCACCCAATCTTTACCGAATATTTTTTCTGCTTGTCTTTCTAAATTGTTTCTTCCAACAAAACCATAAGTAGATATGTACCTACCTTCTAAATTTACTTTCATAATACTTGTTTTTAATAGATAACTTAATTGCTATCTGAGGCAAATATACACTTTATTTTTAATTACACAACAAAAAAAATAAAAAACTTTGCAATTTAACTTTTTTTATGAATTGCCATCTTTTAACACTATTGTAAATTTGTAACATAACTTAATAAGGAAACACGTGCATACGTCTACAACAATTTTTTCATATAACAAAATAAATCTACTATTAAATTTTGGTATGAATCATAATGAATTGCACCCCATTATATTAAACATAAGGTTACCCCATTATATTAAACATACCCCATCATATTAAACAAAAAAAGGGAGACAAAATTAATTATCCCCCTTCATATTAAACATTTTATTATTTACTTACAATGTCCTCTAATAATTTAGAAGTTAATGAACCTCTTCTACCTATTTTATAAATAGTCTTAGGTGTCAAGATAACTACTACACCATTTTCATTTAGAAATATATCGCTATTGTCAAACCAGTTAGAGTTTTCTTTATAAAATGTAAGTGTTTTTTGTTGAGATGATGTAGCTTTCATATTTTCTGTTTTAATAATTAATAATATTCAAATGTAAAACAAATAAATGTAACTACAAAAACTTTAACATAAAATTACCTTATCACATAAACTCCAGAGTTTACTCCTTGTACTAAATACATCATACCATACCTAATGGCATCTATAAAGTGATTAAACTTATCTATTGGTGCTTCACCCTTATCTTTCCATACATAGTTGTTTAGCTCTCTTATTATACCGTGAGAACCTCTATCTACTATTATCTCATAATCTTGCATCAAAGCAATACCAGATAATATACTACCTTTCTTCTTTACTGTAGGCTTTATATTAAGACCCAATGTTTTCATCTCTGATATTAAACGTGGCTCACTATTATCACAAATAATTAAATCCATACCACACTCTCGTCTATTCATACCTGCTATCTCAGATGTGTTTAGATTAGGTTTTCCGTAGATTTCCTTAACCCAAACCTTTCTTGCGTTCTTATCTACCGAAATCTTCACAAGTGTCGTTAAATCGGCTGAAAATCCAAAATCCTGTCCATAGCAAGTAAGTTCTGTAGGAATAAAGTCTCCAACTCTCCATTTTCTTATAATAGTACCTTCAGCTTTCTCAAGCCAACCTCCTAATATTTGGTGCTGGTATTTATCTGGTCTCTTACGTTTCATCTCATAAATTCTCTCTAAGAATGATTGAGATAAGTTCTTCTTATTATCTTTATAAGTTGTATGTACATAAGTAACGTTACCTTTAATCATATTAGAAGCTGCCAATACGTTTTCATTTTGGAAGAACCTCTGATATATCCAATGCTCTTTAGTTGTTGGATTGAGTATAAGAATGACTCTGTTCTGTTTAGTTTGTGAACGTATAGAGAAGTCAATCTTATCAAATGTACCCTCATCTACAAGTTCCTCTGCTTCATCTACAACAAATGTTGTTATACCATTCAAGGATTTAAGTGCAGCAGTTTGGTTACCAGATGACGTTCTAATACCTTTAAATATTATAGAGCTACCTGTCTTTAGGTTCATAATCTCATCTTTAGTTATCCTAAAGTCATCGTGAACTCCCATTAAGTTAATCTTCTCAATAAATTCAGGTATAATAGATGTATGTGCTGACATCATTGTATAACGTGAGAACAGTATCTTATGACCTTGTTCATAGGTTAGGTTAAGTAAGAATACGTTTATACCAAACGACTTACCACTACCCCTACCTCCTGTAACAACAAAATACCTGCTATCATTCTTGAAAACAGGTATGTATTTTTCGTGTATGTCTATCTTACTCATCTTTTGGTGTTACGTCTATAATCTTATCTTTAATCTTCTTACCTTCGATACTATCTCCAAAGAAATTAATCACAGGAGCATTAGGCTTTCTTAGTAGAGGTTTCCTTGTCTTCATCATAAGCATAGTCCATAAGTAATTTCATATGATTGTAGCTACCTTCTTTTGCTTTCTCAGCTAAACTCTCAAAAGCATTTACCTCACTACCAAATACATTCTTGATAGCTTTCTTAGCATATTGCTTCTTACGATTCTTCTTAGCAGTATTCATTGCAGGTTTGTTAGACCTCTCTTTATCTGGTAC